CCTTGGTCAAAGTTATCAATCCAGATAAGTTCATCATCAATTTCAATGATGCCTTTGGCTAAGTTAGAACTTGAACCAATAATCATAGCTGTATCGGTAGATGTTATAGCAGTAGTAAGATACGTTATTCTATCTTGACGCAGGGTGTATCCAGCTAAGGAGGCCCTAACCTCGTCTATCATATCGCTAAGCGTTGGCATTATTTCCTTTCATACCAGCCATCTCCCCATAGAGTTAGCAGTCTTCCAAAGTATTGCTCGTATTGTGGTGCTATAGCATCTAGCGAATACGTCGCTACTGCCCTCTTATGTATTGCTACTGGGTCTAAGTCTTTGACCCACTCTGTTGCTGCTGCAAACTCCATTGCATTTCTACAACGGTATCCAGTAACACCTTGTGGGTTAGTCTCTGTAAAGGCTCCCCAGTCTGTAGTAATTGTTGGAGTACCGCACATCTGCGCCTCAATTACTATGTTACCAAAAGGTTCTATATATAACGTTGGGGCAAATAGTGCGATAGCACCGCCCATTAACTTTGTTCGTTCTTCTACACCTACTGGCCCAACCCAATCGCCATACTCAATCTTTGGGTCTTTACCAGGTCCTGCCATAATGAGCTTTAAGTTCATCTCTTTACAGACGTGCTGAACGATCTCAATACCTTTACGATCTATCATACGTCCAACGTATAGGTAGTAATCTTCTTTCTTCTCTTGCAGCGGAAACATCTCTGGTTCTATGTATCCTGGTATAACAGCATCGTAGAAGTTGCCATCTACTAGCGCCGGATTCTTAAAGGCAGAATAGACTGAGTGCATCCAAGCGTAAGACTCAAAGACTCGATACTTAGCAAATGTGCCAGCGTAACCAATACCAAACTCAACTGTCATATGATCTGGGAAAGCATCAGCAATTGGTTTGTGTGATGCTCCACCAATAACGCAGATAAAATCTTTTTCTTCTATCCGCTTGCCAAGTTCTTCTATAACTTTGCCATTAAAAATCTGCCAGTGCGGTAGTTCATTATTAAACTCTGCTTCGGTAAAGTGTTTACCAGCTAGCGCTTCTTGCTGTTGCTCTTTGGTGATACAAGTAATTAACTCATCACACGGTGCTTCGTTGTCTTCGCTGGCATAAAGATAAACTGTATGTCCAAGACCATTCATCATCATACAGAAGCGTCGTACCTTCTCAGTAAAGGCACAGATAATGTAATCTTTAGTTGTTTGCGTATGGGGCAGGCTAATAACGTGGAATCTCATACCACAAGTTTATCAGTCTTTATTGTGGTCCTGCTGGACCGTTAACCATTTCAATAGCAGGTGTTTCTGTTAATCCTACTGGACCATCAAGAACTGGCGCTTCAAACTTGCCATCTTCATCCATAGTCCAGCCAATACCAGCAGGATTTTCTGCTGTATATTCAACAAGAACACAGTTAAGTGCTGCCTCTGTTGCTGCCTTATCGTCTGCCACGATTACATTTGATACTGTATTACCGCTCATCATTGCAAATGTTGCCATTGTTTATCTCCTTAGTAGTATAAATAAAGTACGCCATTACCGCCCGCACCGCTTGTTCCAGAGTTGTTAGCACCGCCACCGCCACCACCACCGTCACCGCCAGTTCCGCCTGTGTTGCCTGATGCGTTACCGCCAACGGCTATGAAACCGCCACCGCCACCACCTGCTCCGCCTGTGTTAGCAGCAGTTGATGCGCTTCCTGTTCCACCTGCAAACAAATCGCCAGTTCCACCTGCACCACCTGTTGCAGTTCCAGTAGGGGTTACATTAGATAAGAAAGCGGAACCGCCACCACCGCCAATTAAACCTTGTCCACCTGCACCAGCGGTAGCATTAGTTGCAGCACCACCGGTTGTTGCGCCACCACCGCCACCACCTGAAACTCCAGCACCGCCTGCGGTTGCAGTTTGTACCAAGGTTGCACTATAAACACCAGTTGTCCCACCGCCACCATAGCCAACATTTGCACCAGCCGCAGCCGAAGGTGCGCCTGTATAACTAATACCGCTTGCAGTTCCTGCTCGTGAAGCACTTGCACTCACACCACCACCACTACCTGCTCCGCCTATAATTCCAGCGGCAGGAGCAGTTGCTGTAGCAACACCAGCAGCACCACCACCTGCAATTACCATTCCATAAACTGTTGCGCCACCAGGGTTTCCATTAGATGCACCACCTGTAACGGTTGCTCCACCTGAACCTACGGTGCAAGTGTTTGTTGCATAAGTCCAACCAGCAGAAAATGCTCCTGCACCACCACCACCGCCTGCTTGAGCTGAGGAACCACCCGATCCGCCACCGCCGATGCAGACTGCATAAACGCGGTTGATGTCAGTTGGAATTGTGACTGAACCAGATGAGGTAATTGTCTGTTGTAGCTTTAATCCCAACGGAACATCAGAAAACGATGAATTAGTATTTATTGTTGCGCTCATTAAAGTTCCATTCTAATAATAAATATAAAGAATTCCAGCGCCGCCTGCGGCAGTATTTGTAGAACCACCGCCACCACCACCACCACCAAGTCCACCATTTCCACCAACAGTTCCTGATGCGTTTGAACCATTACCTGCTATCCCAGCACCACCACCGCCACCACCGTTTGCTCCTGTGCCGCTAGTTCCAGTACCACCTGTGTAAATAGTTCCATCTATACCAATGGCGTTTCCACCACTGCCACCTTGTCGCGCACCAGTTGTTGTAGTAGCACCACCACCGCCACCACCTGCTAAACCTGAACCGCCGTTGCCACCAGTTTGTGAAGATGAACCTGAACCAATACTGCCGCCTCCGCCACCGCCTGAAATACCATTGCCACCATTGCCACCTGTTGCACCAGCAAGGGAAGTGCCGCCACCGCCACCTGCGCCGCCGCCAACTCCTCCAGAGCTAGGTGTAACTGCTCCACCTGTTCCTGCTGTTCCATTTGGAATTCCATAATAGTTTGTGATACCAACAACACCATTACCAGCGCTGTATCCGCCACCTCCTGCACCGCCAATAGTTGCAGCACTAAAGGGGCTTGCTCCGCCACCTGCGATGATATGACCGTAACGAGAATACCCACCAGCAGAGTTGCTTCCACCAGCACCTATGATGCAAGTTGATTGTGGAACAGTCCAACCCCAAGAAACGCCACCAGCACCGCCACCGCTTGCACCAGTTGCTAACCCACTACCGCCACCGCCAGTCATAATGACATATACCCAAGTAATGCCAGCAGGAATTGTGACTGAGCCGCTAGATGTAATTGTTTGGCGAAGTTGCAATCCATACGGATTTACAAAAGATGTTTGAGCAAAAGGTGTGTAATCAGCACTTTGCATACCAGTTGAAACTTCACTGCCAACTTGCCCTCTGCGGTTAGGATTAGCCATTAGGAAATCCTGTTCACATAACCTGAAATCGTAATAACAGATGCAGTGCCAGCAAAAGCTGCAACAGTATTTGCTGCAGCACCTGTTCCTGTCAATGGCAAACCAGCTACGATCAAAACATCACCTGATTGTGGTGCAAGATTAATTGGCTTTGCGTGTTGAACTGCACCAGTACCACCAAACTGCACTGTTAATAAAACAGGTGAGGTTGAAGTGTTGTTTGCATACAACCAGATTTCATCAATAATTGATGCTGATGTGCCAGTTGAATGGATAGTTGTACCAGTTGAAGCTGTCTGAACAACTGTAATCGGCTGACCTTGAGTCGAACCGCTAAGTAATGTTTTTGTAAAAGTTGCCATTGTCTATTCCTATCCGAACACTTGTTGTGAAATTACGCCTTGATCTGAGTCATACACAGCTATACCTGTAGGCCCTGTAGGCCCTGTCGGACCTGTTGCACCTGTTGGTCCTGTGGCACCTGCTGAACCTGTAGGGCCAGTTGGTCCAGTAGAACCAGTGGCTCCCGTAGTGCCTGTAGCACCATTTGCACCTGCAGGACCAGTAGCCCCTGTAGGTCCCGTTGCACCTGTTGTACCAGTAGCACCAGTCGTTCCTGTTGGGCCTGTTGCGCCTGTTGGGCCTGTTGCTCCTGTTGCACCAGTAGGGCCAGTAGCGCCAGCGGCTCCTATAGATCCAGTTGGTCCTATGGCACCAGTAGCGCCAGTAGCCCCTGTAGCACCAGTGGCACCTGTGGTGCCAGTAGGACCAGTAGGACCTGTTGATCCTGTAGGACCAGTTACTCCAGGAGTACCTTGTTGACCTTGCTGTGCTGAAAATACTAAGGATTGATTGGGAGTAATGGATTCGATAACTACATAAGTTGTCATAGTGTCACAGCTCCCGTTACGATAAATAAACCTTCAAGATATCTAGTTACAGTAGATCCGCTATCTAGCACTAAATCATATGAATAACGACCAGGAGTAAAGTCCGTTGTAGTTGCTGAAGGAATAGTTACAGTAACTGTGCCTGTAGCGCCGGTAAGAACCATAAGACCATTGGTAGTTGTAGCTGCTATGGTGGTAGTAGATGACCCAACGAATGGGCGTACTGTCATAGTTCCTGTAAAACCAGTAATGTTAATAGGAACGGCATCATTATTAATTGAGAATATAAAACTAAATGTGGTTGCTTGTTCGCATATTAGATTAAATTTAGCACTCACGATGAGATTCCTCTGAGAGCCTGCGCTGCAGGTAGTTGAGAAGTACTAGCGAGAGCGTTACATACGCCAGCAAGATCAAGGCGATTGTTGCTAGTCGTGCCTTGAATCGCATTAAGAACCCCCACTGTGTCTGTTAAGTTTGTTGTTACTGAACGTGCTACTGCCCATTGACGGGCAGCGAGTGCTCGCCCAACCATCGCCCCTGGTGCTCGATAGGTGCCACCATTAGCTAGACGATTTAGTTCATCTAATAACGTTGTTCCTGCTACTCCTAGTGCCACCTATATCTCCTTTACTTCTTCTTGTTTTTCTTTACTGCAGCGTTATCTACTAGATTCGGATATGGTCTTCCTGCTGCTTTTGCTCTAGCCTTAGCAGCAGATTTCTGTGCTGGCGTTAAAGGTGTTGACTTCTTATTAGGATTCTTTGTATCCCAGAAAGCTACTTTCTTTTTCATTTGCAACTACAATCCCAAGCGCGAAGCGACTTGTTTATCCTAGAGTTTGGATCTTTAGCGGTTTTCGCTGAAGTTAGTTTAGCCTTAGCTCCACACATACGACCACAGAAAGACTTGCGCCGCCCTGCGGCTTTGGGAGATTTAGCAGCCTCAGCCTTTTTGACTGGAGGCTTGAGGTTCATCCCCTGCGCTTTGGCAGAGGCACGACCCTTGGCGTTCAGGCCACCCTTGGGGTTCTTGCCTTCTGCTCTTTGCCACGCTGGAGACTTAGCCATTTACTTTTTCTTTGTTTTCTTCTTTAAGGCTTTGAAATCAGCGCCAGTAATTTTATTAGTAGGCGTTGCGGCCTTAGCAATTTTGCCTTGCTTTGGTGTCATCATTTTATCAGCGTGTTTCATTATTTCACTTTCTTTGCTTTAGGTTTTGTGTGAGTAAGAACTTTGCTAGATGCTGAATGAGTTGCGCCAGTGTGTACTTGACCGTTCATTCTATGAACAGCACCAGTATATTCTTTTCCACTTTTAAGATAGTGTTTAGATGTTTTACTCATTTTTTAACAGGCTTTGCCTTGAGCACCGGTCTGGATTGACTCGTATGTGCAGTACTTCATAGCTGATGCGTACTGCTTATCAGGTGTTGGGTACTTTGTAATTTCTTCTGTGTAGTTTTCCATTATTTTTTCTTACCCATCTTCTTTATAACTTTCTTAGCTGCCATCTTCTTGTCAGTCTTCTTAACTGCCATCTTCTTCTTGCTACCCATCATAGGGGCTTTAGCGCCATACATATCCATCATTGTATTCTCCTTAGTCTTTGAAGGTCATTGAGATCCCATCGAAAGCCTTACCAGCCTCGTTGGAAAGTTTAACTGCTGCGTCTATATCTACACTCTTTGTTGAACGTGGTTCTATGCCCTGCCTTGTGGCATCGAAGTAGGATTGTAATTCCTTATCGTGCGCTTTAGCAGTAGGCAATTCTCTATGATTTGCCATACCTACACTCAACTCTAGTTCGCCTATCTTGCAACCAAAGCAACCTTCTACATACTCAAGGTGCGTGGTGCGTCTATGTAAACTCATACTATTGGAGTCACGTAATCGCTGTAGCCAGCAGCAATAAGAACCGCTGCTTGCTCATTGCTAATCACGTACTCGTGTCCACCAAGGAAGTAGTAACTAGCTGCTGCTAGATCATCTTGGCTTGGTGTCTGTGTCATTACAACAGTAGTACCAGTAACTAATAATGATTGACCTCTTGGAACATCTGTCATACTAGGCGCGATAGCGCCATCAATAGTTCCACCGTTAAAGCGCCGACCTGCTAGACGAGCATATTTAGAGTTTGGCTCTGATATGTATGTCTCCCACCGGTACGGTGTTACTAATGTATATGCCATATCTAACCTTTCATAAGTAGCAGAGGCGGGTTTGACCCCGCCCCTGCCGAACGGAAATTACCCGTTAGTTGCGGCTGACTCAATACGAATGAGTGCAGACTCACGAAGGCGAGCGAAGCCTCCGAAGTAGTACCAACCGATTGTGCGGAAACGACGTAGTGCGTCAATCTCTGGACCGATAACGGTTGAGATGTCTGCAGCTTGTGCTTCAGCCAATGCTTCA